ACATGTATAGCTTTTCGTTTTTCATGTCCATTATTAATTTCGATCTGAATAAGATTTTCCCTGATAAGATCCTTGGTTTGCCTGTAAATATATTCAACGCTAGCTTGATAATAAATGCTAACATCGATCGTTTCAGCCAAAATTTTTTGAGATTTCTCAATGAGCCTATAATCTGATAGCAGTTTTTCTTTTTTATGTTTAAAATTTTCATCGCTTTCTGTTCGATTTTTAGCCAGCTGATTTTCTACCCAGTGGTAGGTAGATTCCTGGTCATCTGATTCTTCCCAACCCAGCGCTGTTAGGATGGGATACCAACCCTCTCCGGGGTTCTCCCCGACAGGGAGACATATGTAGTCTCCATCTTCATCACTTGCAGCCCAAACCCGGAAACTACTTTTTGCCAGTGCGTTTCGGGTCTCAATGCAATCTGTTATTTTTTGAATGTTTTGAAGTGTGTATTTTTTCATTGCTGACTCCTTTATTTAATTTGTTTTATTAATCTAATAATATAAATATATATCAGATCGGTATGGCTGTCAAGCATTTTTTTATTATTTTTATAAAATTTTTTATTCATTTGATTTTATTAGATTTAACTATATTTTAAGGGGAGAATATTTTTATAATATCCCCCCTTACCATCCTATTTTTATTCCAGTTTTTTTATTAACATCGGTTTATGATCTGGCAATATAACCCAGTCCCGATGATCATAATTCCACCCCCAATTTTTTATATTCATTTTTAATATCATCCGGCATGATTGGATAAAAAATTTTCCGGGAAAGTCTTATGTATTCATTGCGATCTTCAAGGATAATAAGATCGTTCCTTGATATTCCAGTTACATTTTCCCATGCGTCAATAAAATCATTCTCAGCCTTTATCATTCTCTGATCAGCCTGAATTAAAGGGCAACTATCATCATTTACTTTTATTCCTAATTGTTTGCGAGCCTTTATTACTTCAGCCCAAAATATCTGATAGTCTGATTCATTCAGATGATACGATAAATCTGGATTGATAACAATTTCATTATTAAATATGCTTTTAAAACTGTGTTCTTTTAATATTTTTCCCTCATAATCCATAACAATTTTTTTAGTTTTAATATACTCAATCAGTGCCATAAAATACTGTTTCATTAGCTCTATATATTCATCCGGTGGGTTTTTTATTTTATCAATGTTTCTAAATATTATATTTTTCATGTTTTAACCTCTTTTCTTAAAATTTATATTTTAAAAATATCATCTGATTGTTTGATGATTTTATGAAGCTCAACATACTCATTCTCTCCCATTAACTCATAATCAGAGATCATATTATTTAAATGTTTTCTGAAATTTCGGTATCTATTTCTAAGGGGAGAATAGGTATTTAAGCTCATTATAAGATCACGGATTTTATTAAGATTTCCAAAGAAATAATCAATAATGATTTGTTGAGATTCCCCCTTTGCGTCTGGAAGATTTCCAACATTAAGAGGAATTGGGTCATTAATTTCTGATTTTTTATCAACGAAATAATAGCGCCCCAAATCATCTGTCTGAATTGTAAAATTTTTAATACTGAAAGTGAAAAGAGTTTTCATTTTTTTATCTCCTATCTGGCAAAAAAATTACATACTGAATCAAACATACTTTCGGTGTCCAGGATTTCGATCTCATTTATATCATCAATTGTGGCTAATGGATCTCCATATTTCGCGCAGGCAGTCTGATAATAGCATTTGTCTAATTTATTACAATGGGAGTGATCTATAGTTATTAATTCACCACGCAGATATGCTAAAACATCTGATTTATCTACGTTAACTAGAATATCTAATTCAGCTTCCGGATCAGTCCCGTCTAAAACTATACTGGCAGTCATTGTTTCGTAGTTGATTAACATTACTGATTTTTTTGTTGTGGTTTTTTTCATCTCTTACATCCTTTTATTTAATTTTATTAACTTAATAATGCTAATATACATCGTGTCAGTTTCGCTGTCAAGCATTTTTTTTATTTTTTTAATAAATATTTGAAAATAAATATATATAGTATTGATACTCTATAAATAGGGTATGGATACCCACACTGCAATAAGTAAAGAATAAGTAAAGAATAAGTAAAGAATATAAAGGGTATTTTATAGGGTATCTATAGACTATTGATACCCTATATTATTTTTGCGGAAGATTGATCGATATTGGGTATTCTCTCTGGGTTCCATCTGGCAGCTGGAATTTTAAGATTATAAACGGGGTATTAGTGGAAAGCTCTATATCATCACCATAGCCGCCGATCTCATAGCCGGCATAATATGAGGCGGTTTGATGGTCAACTGGATTGTCTATGAAATAGACTGACCCACCGGCAGCCCATTTAGACAGAAAAACAATCCCGGCTCCCACCCGGTCATTTACTCGGTCTAGGATCCCCTGAATTTGCGAAGTGCAATCTACCGAGACATAATGATATTCAGAATCGTTTGGGACAGAAACTGAAATAAGATTATCTCCTGTTACATCCAGCCCGAACCATTTGTTGCTGATATAAAAATTATTTTCCCCCGGCTCTCCCGTTGAGTTTGGATTATATGTATGGCATTGTAGATTATAATAATTTTCCGGGTCCGGTGTCGGATCCGGGACTGTAGGGGATGTTGTATCAAAAGTATAGCCCACCCAATCACCCTGAGCTGGCGGAATTGAAGCACCCCACGACCTGGTATAATGAATCCCGAAATATCCAGAGGGTCTGATTCCCCCGGGATCAATCATGCTTTTGAAACTCCATGATACCGGTCCCTGGTAATGTAGGTTTTCCGGGTTGTAACAAGGCGACCGGAACTTACACGATGAATGGACATCGCAGGCGTTCATCTGTCCACCCCTGCGCATCGCTAAATTACAATTTCCAGACCCGGTTCCGTTCTGATTCATACAGCCCCATAATCCAGTTTGTTCATATGCAACAATACAGGCTAGATCTACAGACGACAAGGTTGACACTGTCATTTTTATTTGCTTTGTTAAATTTATCATCTGCCCATGCCAGGATTTTGGAGACGGGCTAATGTCTTGCGTTGAATATGTCAGTCTTTGGGCTTTAGTTACTTTCGCGCTCAGGTAGGCGGTAGCTGAAACAATTGAGGCTCCGTATCCCTTCAATGCGACAAAAAAATCTATCGGCAATCTATAAATAATGGCATTGTGATATGCCCTTGTCCGGTCATAATTACCCGTTGATGGATTGAGGTAGGCGAACTCATTGGAACCCAATGGCTGACTCTCAGCCCCCCCTGCATAATAAGGCTCCCGTAGTGCATTTGAGGATGGCATCCATTCGGTCCCCCCTGAATATTCACCCCAGGGTAAATCACGGGTCGCAGTGTATTGTATTTGTTCTATGCCAGAATAATCCAATCTAACTGTATCCATAGATTTTAGGACTGTCCTAATATTCTCTATGGTTGATTTTTTGGCAAGGCTTTCCTGCGTGATGGCAGTAAATTCGATCCGGTAACATCTCCCAGGAAGATTGTTTTTTCTTGTTTCCTGGTAAGTTTCCGTAAAAGTTATTTTCCCAGTAGTTGGGTTGATTGTGTAATCAGTCCCATGGACTAGGGTTTTATCCCCTGAAGCCCCTGAAGTGTTTTTTTGATTGATAATCCGGTCAACAATCTCAGTAACCGTTATTGTTTGGCTGGGATCGATAAATCCAGTTGAACCGATTTTAAAACTTGCGTCATCCGGGATCCCAATTTCATTTACCGTTCCAGTTTCATCCCAAAGCTCTATATAATCCAGTCTAAATTGTTTTGCAATAACAGCTACTCCATTACCGCCCTCAATTGTTAAATTTAAATTTTCAGGTTGTGATATATCAGACGGAAGATTTTGAACCTGATACTCAGCGTGATGGGCATAATTTGAGATTGCTTTTTTTATCAGGTATTTTTTCCCGATATAAGAGGAATTAGAAGGGCAGGCGGTAACCTCTAAAACATCATTCGTCTTTGCCTTGTTTTGATAATCCCATTGTCTGGCAGCTGGTTCACCTGTAGCAATATTCATCCATGGGGTTCTGCCGACTACATTACCACCCCCGTAATATGACCATGATCCCTGAGTTTCCCCTAATAGCACCTCTTCCGGTGTCCATGAACCGCCACCCTCTTTTGCTTTCAGATATTTGATTTCTCGGCTGGATGGTTTGACCAAATATCCGCTGGAATATTGAGATTGGAAACCACCGGTTAAAACCATAGAATCAACCCAAGTCCCTATATTTATGGGCTGATAAAAAGGGCAATCCGTTCTAATACATTTTCCAAATTGTCCCCGTGGAACTTTGATATTTTTTTCACAAGTCCAGCAATTTACATCTTCTCTTTTTGTCCCGAAAGTTATTGATCTGCCATTGGGAAAAGTTATGGTCTGCCCCGCCCTTGTCTGGCTATCGGTAGTGTCATATCTGCAATGACGGGCAACTGAATATATAAAATTAATCTCCGGATAACTCTTAACCAATTCCCCGGATTGATAAGATTCTATCATTCCGGTGGCTGGAACTCTTGCCCATACTGTCATTATGGATTTTGTTTTTTGTTGATGGCTTATATTATCCAATTTCTAATCTCCGGTAATCATATTAAAAGATTTTTCGCCCTCAGAGGGTAGCCAATTACGAAGCTCCCCGATGATATCCCCGGTAGAACCTGACCCTGTTATATAAACATTGGGATCATTGTCATCTATGAACCCTGTCGGCGCACCCAGTAGCCTATAAAAATACCCATTATCAATATGGGTAACCGAGTCCGTATCTGTCCAGAACCGCCAATAAGCCCCTGAAACATATCCAGAGGATGAATTACTAAGCTCCTGAATAAAACCCCCTTGAGCGGGAAAAGTATGGGTATCAACTTCACCCTGCCCTGGATCTCCCATTTGCGTTGCTGTCCCCATAAAATAATCCCCCAGCAATCCTACGATTGAGGGACCGGAACGCTGTGATATGACAGCCTTTGCGATAACCGTTGATTGGAGAGTTTCAATTAAAACAGAAATCTTTTTTTCTCTATACATCCACCGATTGACTATATCATGAAGGCAATTTGCAACCCTTTTAAAACCTTCATTTTCACTATCGAAATCTGGACATGATATATTTTTACATGATCCTGAATTTGTTCCCTGATATTCAGTTGTCCGGTTTTTAAGGCAGAGATTTTCCCATCCCTGACCATTACCATCCAGATCAAGATGATAATTCCAGCACCTATTTTTTTCTTTAGCTTCCAATCTGCGCCACGGGGTAGCAACATACCGCCAAACTCTAATGGAGTCTCCGGCTTTTATCATCTCCCCTGAATATCCAGCCAACTTAAATCTTTCATTATCCGGGTCAATTTCGGAAACCCGGTAAAACCTTCCGGTAAATAATCCGCTGGTTATCTCAACAATGTCCCGAACCTGTAGCCGGGTGTAAAGAGTGTCAATACCGGCTTCCATAGCGATAGAGCTGAAATCTTCAGTAGTGTAAAACCAATCAGAACTAACATAATCAACCGTTAAATATTTCCGATATACAGAGGCATGATGGCGGTCAATATCAAGATATCCAGAAATGGGTATCGTAACCCCTGCCTCGGTATAGTCTATGGTCAATGGAACCATACAAGACGGGACTCGGTTTACAATCCATTCCAGAGCGTCAACAACTGCCATTAATTCTTTAAATACTTTGGTTTTTATCTTGTCTGATTCTTGAGCTTCAGGAAAGGTTTTGAAATCATTTCGGATCTTGGTTTTACAAGTAGAATCTGGGCATTTACAGGAAGGCTTATAAACTAATTCAGGGGAAGTGATTTCTGTAAAATTGAATAAATGGGACATTTTGAAAATCCTTTATTCTGCAAAGTAAAAACCGTAGCCATCTTCCCCGGTTGAGAAAGTCCCGCCCCCATATAAAAACATAAAACCGCCCGGAGTAAAGCCGATTTCAGCAATATCGTTAGTCGAATATTCGTAACCGTTTAATGCTGTTAATGGAGTCATCAAGCAGGCGGAAACTCCCCGGCTATAAAGGTCAATCAAATAACCATCGTATTGATTTTCACCTTGTTCATTTTTCCCCAGATAGGTTCTGATCTGGCAGATTAACCGGCGCGCTTCTCCGGATTCGCCTATGACCTTTGGCAGCTGGGAAGCAACACTATCAATATTTTTTTGGTTATGGATTATATTATCAATAATGCCCGGCATATTAATTCATCCCCTGATAATTGCGCTGCTCTTTATTGACATTTCCATTTGATTTATTTTTATTTTCCAAGGCAGTTATAAGTTTATCAATCCGGTAAAATAATCCAGCGTCTTCTGGGGTCATGGTCTTATTTTCCATCCGTTTTTCAGCCTCGAAAATCTTATTAGCCTGATCCGGTATGTATTGTTGCACCTTCTGCATAGCCGGCGCGTTGATCCCATAATATTTCATTAGATTTTCAGCCGACTGGTTATTGGATTGAATCTTTGATTCCCCGGCTGATAACTTATTAATCTCAGCCTCTGATTGTCTGATACCTTCCTCGGCTTGCTGCATTTCCCGTTTATTATATGCCTGAGTATTTTTTATCGCCTGTTTTTGTGAGGCTGTCAATGATTTTTCCCAATCTTCCTGTTTAACCCCTACCGGTTTTTTAGGTAATGGAATTGAAGGACTTAATATTTCCTGACCTTTTACCGCTCTCATGGCAGCTAAATTTAGAAATTGAGTCCTGTATTTTTGTTCTTGCTCAGGGGTTAGTGTTGCATTTTTTAGATTACCGACAGTCTCTTTTGACATTCCCAGAGATTCAGCAATTGACGATATATCACCGTTTAAAAATTGTTCTGCCACAGCTGAAGGATCAGCTTTTTTTATTTTGGCTATCTGGATAACCTGTCTTATCTGATTATCAGATAACTGGCTTGCGCCTTTAACCGAGAACATTTCAGCAATTTTATCAGCCTTAATATCTTTCCCAGCTGTCTTTTTTGCAATATTTATTTTATTCTGCAAATCTTCAGGTTTAATAAACTCGCCTGAAATTGCGTTTTGTCCTAAAGTTTTCTCTTTAGCCTTTTTAAGATCATCTAATTCTCTTTTAGCTTCCTTTATTTTTGATATGAAATATTCTACACCGGATGCAGCAATTGCCCAGACTGATAACCCAAGTCCCAGCTGTGCAACCGCCCCTGATAATGCCCTAACTGCACCCCTAGCCCCATAGACCTTTTTTCCTAATTGTCCCTCAAATTGATCGCCCCATGATTTCGTTGCTTTTTTAGATTTTTTCTCACCATCAACCGCAGACTGTGCAACCTTATCAATATCACCGGCAGCCTTTTGCGCTCCCTGTGCAGTGTCCGGCTGAATACCAACTTTTATGTTTACATCATTATTTTGATTTGCCATATTTTTTTATCCATTCGACAAACTTATAACCGTCTCAAATTTTATGAAATCATGGGTTATGGATATAACATTTAATCCGGTATTAATATCATAATCTCCAATCCGTAAAGATTGAAAAATCCTTTTCATATTCACCGATTCAAATTTTTTAATTTCATTCATAGTCCGGGTTAATTTATTTATAAGCCCCTGCCTGAATAACTCCCCATCATTAATTAATTCTGAGCTTATCATCTCATAACCAGATAAATCACCCCCAAGATCATAGGCTGGTATGATAGCCCCGGATAATATGTATGCCCCTGGGTTGGCTGTAATTCCCTGTGTCCCGGTAACTATATAACGATAACGGGAGTCGTTTATAAATTCAATCCGTTCAAAATCTAAATGACCTTGTTTCCCAGTGTTAACCCATAGCCTTTCCGGAACTTCAAAAGTTGCTGTCAGATAAACATCCCCCAGTTCATGAATATAATAAATTTTCCCAGTGGTCTGATTCTGGCAAAATGCAAGTTCATCATCTAATTCAATATAAACATCTTGTCCAGCTGTATTCTGGATAAATTTAAAACCCTGAGTAACCCAAGACAGATCTTTAGTATCATAGGTTATATGACCGTAAAGATTGTTTAACCCTGTGTTATTCACCCATAAATAGCATTTTGTCGGCTTGGCAGGATAAAGAGAATCATATAATAATTCTTTAACAACTGTCGGGTAAATTTGTCTCAGCTGCCAGTCGTCAGGTGTTGCACCGGTTTCAGAATCATAAACATCCCAAGCTGGTAAAGCCCAGCGTTGGAATACATTTTTATACAAATCTTTTTTTGTGGTTTTTAATGTAAAATTACCGTTAGTCCCAATCAAATCATTTTCAAGATCAGGATTCCAAGCCGGTATTAATTTAATGGTAGTCTCAATCCTTTTTTTAGCCCCCAGACCATACAGATGATTAGTAACCTCAGAATAATCATAACGGATTGAACCGGAAGCGATATTGGCAGCCCCACCTTCACTATCTTTCCAATTCCTGTTTTTTTTGCCGGGGATTAATCTAATATTAGGGTTATTCGCTGACCCGAATTTCCAGAATTCTAATTTTTGCTCTCCCCCTGCAAGGTAAAGAATCCGATGAGTAAGATTATCCTCGCATTGCCATAAAACATCCCGAATGAAAGATCCTACTTGCTTACCCTCTGATTTTGTTTCACCCATCGTATCTGTCGGAAAAGTGTCTTTAGTCCATTGCAGGGATGTTTCAGATTTATAAAGTGCTTCTTCTATCATATCCCCAGCATTATAGCCGGTCAGGTTAACCTGAGAATAAACCTGCGAATTATACCGGTTGAACCATGCCATCAACGGTATGTTGTTTAAATCGGTTAAATCGTTCGAGCAAATCCAAACAGTTTTTGATGGGTGTAAATCATTTTCAGGCTCCCTTAATTGCCCGGAAAAAATAGAGTTAGGGTAATGATCGCGGTCAAAATAAATTATGATAGAATCCCCTGATTTATAAGGGGAAATCTCACCAAATATATTTATAGGAAATTCTATGGTTGCAGTATCAGGGTTCAGCCCTGCATTTAGAGAAATATTAATCAGCTTAACATTTTCGACTTTAGAACCATTGATATAAATTTCATATTCTGGCTGTCGTAAAATATCTAAATCTCCATTATTGGGTATCATCATTTAATATGTTACCTCGCCAGAGATTGCCAGCGGATCGGGACTTAGACCATCCAGGTATAAAGAGAATGTTTTTTCATTAGATTCCTCAGCATTATCAGAATTTAATGATCGGACTTTAAATAATACTGAGCCAACCGCACCGCTTTTTATGGCTGTGGTAGTGTAATAATTGGTTTTAATATTAATTGTCTGGCTAATGGATAAACTCCCGTCTAATAGCCAATTTGAGCCATTATCAAGTGAGTAATAAATATTAAACTTAGAAATATTATAATCAAACGATTTCCATTTTAATTGTGCCATTCCCCCAGCCAATGCTTTACCTGTCAGGTCATAGGGAGATTTGGGTAATGGATCAGCCATAATAAAAGTTGAATCAATATAAAATTTTACTGTTTTTTCTTTAGAGATCATCCCGTATTTGTTCACCCCGACAACTGAGATTATCCAGTTTCCGGGCATAAAAAATAAATATGGGAAAGTAAAATCTGTTCCGGCTATAAAAGTAAGCGGCTTAGAATAATCAACCTCAGTATTTAATATTGATAGCTCTGGGCATAGATTGGAAAAAATTAAATATCCGGCTGTATTATCTTCCGTCTTGTCCTCAGCTTCAGTTATGAGAATTGATAGGACATAATTTGAATAGAGATATTCAACCGATTCTGGACTATAGGGCAGACCTATTACTTTGATAGAAGCGATATTTGAAGCTATGCTGATATTGCCAGTCAGATCAGATCGTTTTAGAAAAAATCTATAGGTAGCCCCATCATCCAGCGCCTGAGATTCCCAACCTGTGCTGTCAGGGTTAATAGTATCCAGTAACGAAAATGCTGATAATTCTAAGGCTGGGTTCCCGCTATCCCAATAAACAAAAATTGATTTTAAATCGGCGGTTGCGTCATTAGTCCAGCTTAATTTCAGATGGTTTCCACCAATTGGAAGGGGAGAAATTATATTGGTATCTGTAAATGTTTCATTATCGAATGCTGGAAGAATATTAATATCTACCGGATAATCATTTCTGATATTTTGGATAGTGATATAGAAAGTCGAATCGTTAAATAAGAAAGCGCCTGATTGATATATCTTCCGATGGTATCCGGTAGTAACATCAATCGGGTATTTCATGAGATAAGAATAATATAAAATTCCATTATAAAAATCAGGGATTGACTCGTAAATCAATCCCCTTGATGGAATATTTGAACCAATTATTTTGTTTCCTAAATTGTTCATTTTTTAAATTTATTGAGATAATCAGAATAATACTGCATACATGAATTTATATAACGTTCTGGAATGATTTTATCATTTGGATTTCCAGAATTATAAGCGTCAAAAATATCCTGAAGCCTGAGCGTTCCACCTGCCTTCTCTTTAGCCTTTACCGCCCGATATTTGATATATTTTATTACATAGATAATTGAAGTTTCGTTATCCGCTAAACCTTCGGGAGTTCCGGTGTATCCTAACTCGCAGGCGGTCGGATACATGATCTGCCAACTCCCCCAAGAGCAACATGATTTTCTATCATATTTATCTATCATTTTTTTCATATTAGGATTTCTCCAATATGATATTTCAAACCGAGGGTTATTGTTTGCCCCTAATGTTGATTCCTGGCAGGCAATCGCATATAAAACAGCTTCAGAGTTAATGCCATTTGGTAATTTCAACAATGGCGCATTTCTTTTTATTACATCCATTATCATAAGCAAATATCCTTAATTGTTCAGCGTGAAAATTATACCGATGATAGTAAAAAGGATTGAGGGAATTAAAATAATAAACCAGCCTGCATTTACAAATTTTTCCATCTTTAGATAGATCAATAACATCTGAACCATCAAAATGATTGTAACCATCAAAACATTTGCCATTTTTTAATCCCCCCTAATCTCATTTTTTTTAGCTGTTTCAGTAACATAAAGATTTTTCCAATATGCAGCCGATTCTAAAAGCTGTTTCATTCTTGCCGGTGGAACGGCATAGTATCCAGAATATTCCCCGGAAGTTATTTTTTTTATCACCATATCCGAGGGGATAATGACAACCTTAGTTTCCGGCTGTTTTATCTGAACCGTCTGAGTTACAATCGGAATTTTCGGCGCCTTGACTGTTATCAGGCTTGTCGCACAGGCTGTCAACAATGCTATTGAGATCATCAACATTGTCAGAATTAATAGCTTTAGAAATATCTTCATTTTTAATAATCTCCGGTTCTGTTTTCTCTGGTTCTATCTCAATATTATCATCACCCGGTTCTATTTTACCTGTTTTAAAAAAGGATAGTGGTATTTGGGTTGGGGAAAACCATGCCCGGATAATCAAAAATATCAATGGCTGCAAAGCTGTAACCAGTGGGAAAAGCCAAGCAGGGGCGTGTATAAACCCCTGCATTGACAAAATAAATGAGCAAATACCAGAAATGGTTAGCAGCGTTCCGATGATCATATAACGAGATTTATACACTGGTTTTTTGTTCATTATTTTTTCACCTTGAATAAATTTATGACCCCCTGAATTGTGTTTTCCAGAAGGTTCTGGGTATCAAAACAGAGAATCTTTTTGACGTTTGCACCTGCCCCAGCAAATCCACCCATCTTACCGGATGAATCAACGGCTCCACCTATTTCAGCTGAGGGCTTTAATTTGGCAATCTTAATATCTATATCCTCACGACAGGGACTATATGCAAGTGATCCAGTAAAAGTGTCTGGCTTGCTGACTACCCAGCCTACGCGAGCCTCTAAATTTACATACTCTAATGTCTCAGGCTGATAAGAGTATAAAACATATTCCAGAGTCGAGTTGAATCCCTCAACCGGGTTATCGTTCCCCCAGCCATAAATAGTAGAAAATCTAATTCGGCTGGAATCATTGGCATAATCAGTGGTCGCCTTGGAAAATTCAGTAGAAGCATCATCGTAGATATTACTATCAGTAGTATTATCATTCGATTCAGAATAAGAGAACTGAAAAGCAAAAACTGAAATTACAATTGATAGAATAAATAGTTTTTTCATTTGATTCACCACCTTTTTTACGATATAATTAATTCAGTTGATTTTTTCTCTTTCAATTATAGCCAGTTGTCGGCTTCCCCCTGACAGCTGGTTATTTTTTTTACTTTATAAATCTTGGGAGAAAAATTGTTGCCAGAAATCCAAGGAACGAAACAACCCCTGATATTGCCAGTGAGCAACCCATGATCTTAGATTTCCATGCGTTGATAGAACCGATTTGCGTTTTTAGTTCCGCAACATCATCAAGCAATTTTTCAATCTGAGCTTCCGACCATCCTTGATACCGACCCTGCTTTATACCTTGTTCAAAGTCTTCTTTAGTCATATTTGCCATAATTCCTCATTCCGACATTTTACAACAATGCCCTGCTAGAATGAAACTATTAATCTACTCTAACCCATTTATTATTAGGCTTATATTCAACCCATTTTATAAAATTAAATAAAACAGACAGAGAATCATTTATAAATTTTCCCTCAAAATTAATATACATCCCCTGACTATCAAACTCATGATCTTTATACTGGAAACTAAATACTGGACTGTTTATATTGAATGAAGGATTTACAATAGTTTCAACTGCATAGGGTTCAATGAGTATCGGATATCTTTCTACATTCAGCGTAGTAATAATATCAATGATTATCTGTGTCGAATCATTATCAAAATAAATATTTTCAGTGGTAGAAATATTTTGATAAAGATATTTATAGGCAGTTGCCCCTTGATAGGTAAAAACGCAACTGGCAGAACCTAAAACATTATAAATATCATCATTGTTCCATATTTCCATGGCGTTTAAGTTGCCCCTGATATTCACCCCGTTTACTGTGGTATCAAGATCGAAAGCCTGACAGCCTGATAAAAATAATGAGACAATCAAAACAAGTAATGTTTTTTTCATATCATCACCACCCTTTTTAGTCATATTTTCCAAATATCTCAAAACCATAATAGTAAACAGCTGTGGCATCTCGGTCTGTCTCTATCCATATAAAATATGTTTTATCAGAAGATAATAATATTTTGTTTTGGCAAATTAATTCAAACGTTGGGGTAGTCCCAAAATTGGATATGCAGGTTGCAACTGTTTGAGTATTTATTATCTGTAGATCAGTCTGAACTGATCCCTCATTTCTTTGACATACACGATAAAAAGTAGTTGATATGTCAGACGATCTTCTAACTTTCGATAAGACAGATGTAATTGAAAATGTTGAATTATATAACCTACTAGGTATATCTATAATACATAAAGCGGTTGATTTTGTAACTGAAGATGAAAACCAAAATCCAAAATCAGAGGCTTTTGATATAGATCCGGAATATTGTTGAGCGTTTGATGCCGGAATGTATTTAATAAATGATGTTTCACTTGAATGGGTTAATTTGGCAGTTGTATCTATAACTAAATTTTTGCCATTTGGTATTTTAGTAGTATTATAATTTAGGCTTAATAATACACCATCCGCGCCATTAGCCCCCCGGATATACAGCTCATTGGAGCTTCCAGTTATCAGGTCAAGATAATTTCCATAGCTATATGATTTTAAAGCCATTCCCCTTCCAGAAGTATTTTTAAGAACCGCCAAGCTATCAGCATTTTTACTTGTAATTGTCTGGCAAGAAAATGTTGAATCAATAACCAGAGAATCGGTAATGATAATCTTAGAACTTTGCGCGCTGATTGTATTCCAACAAGTTTGATTGCCAAGGCTGGACTCATACATATATATGCAGGAGACATTTGACCAACTGCATGGGTCCGTAAATGCCTCGTCATACCAATATAAATCAGTGATGTAACCGGTTTCCCATATAATTCCAGCGTTGGTATAACCCATATCTGGACCGGGCATATCACCATACCATTCATTTTTGGATATATTGGATGTAACCCAGCCGTTTCCCCCAGGTGTTTGTAAAAATCCTAAAAATTGAATTCCATTCATACCATGCTCGGTATCAATGGCATGAGCGAGTTGTATATCTGCATAATCACCGTCAATGACTGTTACAGATTCGGTAGTAATTACATATGTAACTCCAATATTTTCATAAAGTTCAGAGTAAACCTTTAACGCAACATTGGCAGTATCAGGCTTCCATGATTGTGGGACACTTACCATTGACCACGGGATTGCTGAATCTTTACCCCACAGATCAGCGGCAGCATTTATATTGATTCTATCAGTTGAATCAGTTGCAGAACCAACCGACAGGCTTTCAAATCTGCCCGGAGTAAGGCAAAATGCTTGACCAATGATGAAATATATAGACAATACTAATAAGCTCTTAAATCGCATTTTAGAATCTCCTCGTTAATGTTTTAAGTAGTCTTATAAATCCCTGCCCAGCTTCATGATGATTTCCTGAACCTGCAATAATATAAAGCTCTTTAGCTGTCGGAATTTCCAGGTTTATTGTTGCAGTAACTGAAGCTGACCCTTCCGGAATAGTCAGGTCATAATAGCCTACAGGGGAAGCCCCATCACATATACGGATTATAGAGCTGCCCCCTGTCGGTGGATTTAGAAGATTAATAGTAGCCGATTCTAGTTTTATCCTGGTATCCCATTTCAAACCCTGGCAGTAAACCTTACTCGACTCAATTTGGGAGGGCAGGGGAATGATAATATCTGATTGCTCCATTTGCTCTAATTCTATTTTTCTCAGCTGTGATCCCTTGGCAACATAAGAAGCGTAAAGAGTTGCTGGGAGATTAGCGCCTACCTGAATCAATCCGCGCGCCCAATCTAAAAGAATTGCCTGATCTGCGGTAATAGAACCGTATAATAAAAGATTTTCATTTAAGAGTGTGTAACCAGTTCCAGTTTTACCTGCCCCTGTCCATAACTCTAAAGAATAGGGGTTAGGTTCATATTCTAAAAAACCTAACTTTCCGGTAATCCCTGAAGCCTGATCAGTCCCTGAATCAAGATAAAGCAATTCATCCGATATTGTATAACCTGCGCCCTTATAATCCAGCATTTAATAAGTTCTCCTATTCGGATAATTGCAAAATCGACAATGAAAATGAAGCAAAATATCTTCCATCCGCTGATTTGTATATGCTGCCGTTTTGAGAAATTGCCATGATAACGCAATTACTGATATTCACAAAAGCCGATGATAAAGATCCGACAGTTACATCATCCCGTAAATCAAACCATTTTGTTTTTTCGTTCTCTAAATCTGATTTTGATGTTTTAATCATCAACATATCATAGTTTAGAATTCTGCCGGTCTTGCCATAACTTTTAATAGCAACCCCATCGGCTGGCGGATAACTAATAATCTCTTTCTCTCTCTCAGAGCCTGTGTCAGAGATTAATTTATATACCCCTTCCCATGTATTACCAGCGAATGAAAATGACATTGGTTAAGTTCCGCTCACCAATTCTTTTTTGATTGGATTAACTCCGGCAGGGGAATAAATCCTGATCTCGAATTTCTCTGAAGCCAGCTCACCATGAGCCATAGTGTCTTCAGCTGGTCCGATAATGGCATAAACATTCGGATCTTTAGTCAGATCAAAAGAATATTTAATATAATTATTGGAATGAATTACCGGGGTTCTAATATCCAGAGAAGTAATTTTTTGATTGAATAGGGATATGAAATCAATTCCGACAGCATTAATATCCAGGCTGATCCGGATATTGCCACCGGTAAAGAATGCGACCGATTGGGCAAGTGAATCATCATCACCGGCAGTAACTACATTGCCATTGATATTCCAAGTAACCCCCTTTATAAAGGTGAAGTCCTGATCCCCTATTGTAACCAGTGAAGCCCCGTTTGTAATTTGTTGCGTTGCGTTTGCCATTTTTTATACTCCTATGTTATGCGTCAACGAAAATTGAATCAGCTGAAGGATTAACAATCTTGATGGTAATGTTTTCGCTGGGTAATGCACCATGCTGAATCCCTGAGCTTATATCAGAGATTATCCCGTAGGCATTGGCAGCAAGGCTTTTAACCTTGGCGGTCCCACCGTTAGGCGGTTCAGCGGATATACTCAGAGATGTTATTTTAGATCCGGCAAGGGTAACAGAGTCAATGGAATCTTTATTAAAGGATATCGTTACATCCCCAGCCAGCCCAGTAATATACCCTTCCTGGACAAAACTAGCGTCATCCCCAACCTGTTCCACCCAATCCCCAGCTAAACCAACTGAAACATTTTGAACCCCTTTAAAGATTGTCCCGTTAATGGAAACCTCTTTTACATTCGCCAGCCTGACCTGTGAGAAGCTCATAATTAAACCCCTTCTGCAATAACTCTTTTTACAGAAAATTCAATAAGAGTCATTAAATAGATTTTATTTTTTTTATCATTTTTATCGTTAATATCAACTGTAATAGTGCCTTTAGTCGATACTGTATATGCAAAATTATTTAATTTATTGTTGTGCAATATTTTTCTTAATATTCCGGATTTCAGATATACCTCGGAAATATTGGCTGAATCGTCAAACTCACAATGATAGAATGATACTAAGCCGGTCAGTTCCACATTTGAATCATTTGAATTGTCTTCATCTCTGTCTTCCCATCCCGGAATGTAAATTCCTAATGCAGGGATAGAAGTTAAGTCAACCTTCCCGATTTCGACCCGACTGATCCCCAGCTTATTTAGATTTACAGGTTTTTCTAATTCAGCTTTTAAGGCATTGCAGAAATCCAATAAAAGATAGCCAGAATCAGTTTCATGTATTATTGAATCGGTCATATTGTTTCATTCAGCCCCTGAGATTGAATTAAGCGTTTATACTCTTTCTGAATATTTATTTTATTCCCGTTTTCGTCTCTGGCGGTAATCCCATTTAGCTGTAATTCATATAACATTTGTTGCCTGATAAAAGCATGGATTTTTCTTTCGATAGCATAGATTGGAGATCCCTTACCATTCCACAAGTGCATATAAGGGCGAGACCACATATAAACGCCACCAAATTGATGGACTCTGGCATATTTAATTATATTGGTATCAACCCCGTAGATAACAGAATAATTATCTTCTTTGATTTTATTTCCATGCGCGCCGGGTATTGTGGCAGCCCGTTTTAAAATCCCATGTAAAACTAAAATCTTTTTCCCTGGAAAATGTTTATGTTTCCATCTGGCATATTTATCTGTTAAGGGTTGCCACCTGCGCCAATCATCCCCGATTTCACCCTCTTTAGAAAATATCTTTCTCTCTCCATAAGCAATTGATTTAATGATATCTTTCCAAAGTGGCTTGAATTCTCCACGCTTCCCTATGTTTCCCATGTTAATCAGGGAAGCCCTGAACTGTGGGATACCGAATTGAGATATTGTTATTGTCAGCATAAATCAATGCGCCCCTTCTCTATACCAACAATGCCCTTCCCATCATAAATAAATTCTGCCTTTTCATTATAAATAGGCTTACCGATAACCGTTGCTGTTTCGGTTTCGGTAACCTCAGTGACAATGATTTCCCCTGATAAAATTTTAGAGATCATAGACTCTGCATATTCATTCCAAGCGTTTACCGATTCATAATCAGAATCAGATTGACGGATCATAAACAGGTCGGAAAATATTCTAAAAGCAGTTCCGCGCTTGATGATCTCAAGGATTGTCCCATCAATATCAACCCCTGTTTCCCCTGTTTTTGCTGGAAAAGTTAGGCTGACAACTTTCCGCAATCTTGATATTAAATAGGCTAGATAGTCATCCAAATAATTTTCTAAATCGTTTTCTGTAAGATCCGTGCTGGTAGTAAAAGATATGGTCTCTCCATTAACCGGGATACCAACCCATGCAGTTTTTGGGATGGTTATTAATTCATCGGGTGTAACATAATCAACCGTTATAGCAGAATCCCCCAGCAATTGCGATCCGTGATCAAGATAACCGGGGGATTGTTGCACCAATTTGCCATAAATTTCTGTTTCGCCGGAAGCCACTGAGATAATAAAATCATATCTATATGATCCCTTGAAAGTGCTGGATAAAGTAATTCCAGACAGCCGGGAATCCCCTGAATAGCTCATTATCTGGGCAGTGTTACCAATCCCGATTTTTTTTGATGTTACATTGAGAATCAGTTTGATTTTAGATACTAGATCGGTATATAGATATGCCATTTTATCCCTTTATACTACATCAATTTTTTTAATGAATTTTGCGAGATTTGGGTTTTTCTCAGCGCATTTTACTAGGTTCTTTCCCGGATTTTCAACAATTTCATTTTCTGAATAAATCAATCCATCTGCAACTAATCCACTGACTAAAACGATAATAGAACCGGCTTTAATCTTTCCCAGTTTTTCTTTTAATTCATTAGCATTTTTCGGTGTTTCATTGTCAGATTTTTTTTCATCTTTAGGATCAGAATTGTTGTTTTTTTCATCCTTTTGATCAGGATTTTGATTTTCATCTTTTTTATTAGTGCTTCCTTTCGGTCTTGCCATTTGCTCACCTTCTTTCTAAAAAAAATTCCCCTTTAGTTTCCGGGCAACCAAAGGGGATGAATTAAAGTATGATTCCCGGCGCATACTTAAAACTTGGCTATTCCATAAGAGGGACTTTGCGGATATAAATTATAAAACTTGTTTCAGTTGTTAAGTTTGGGTCAGGGACAACAATCAACCCTTTATAACAACGGATATACGGATTAAAATTATAAAATTTTTCATCGGCAGAAGATTTTACGGGCGGGACAATTATTTTCATTACATTGGTTGCCTGCGCGTAGGTAGTCGCATCACAAAAATTTATCCATGCCGTTGATGTAGTGCTTCCGGAAATGGCAATCCCATAAACATAACAGGGGGTCGTAGATACCACAAACCCAGTTGAGGATTGAGTAGCCGTGATCTTATACTGAGCGGTAGCCTCTGCATATTGAGCTGAAGCCGGGACAGGGATCACCATAAAAGCCATGATCGAAACAATGGCTATGATAACTAAAATAGCTGAAAGCGGATAGTCTTTTCTAATCATTTTTTTCCTTCCTTATATTGCAAATTATGAATAAATATTATTTAGCTAACATCGGCAATAATAATATTATTCGGTTTTTTGACAATTGGCAGCCCGTTCTGTCCAACAAACATTTGAAGGGCAACTGGGTTTTTTGTAACATCAACATAACTAAAAAGCCCGGATACAAAATCAATTGATTGCCGGTTGATATTGGGGACAGCTGCAACTCCGGTCTGGAATTCATAAACTCCATTATTCGGGGTATCAATCAACGCTTTACCGGTCGGGACATAATATTTTGCAACCCCGGAAGCAGTATACATTTCATCCCGGATTTCAAAATTAAATCCCTTCAGGCGCATGATGTTGTCATCAACCAAAATATCGCGCCGGACATCCGAAACATCACGCATCATTTCATTGATGGCTTTGTTTTTTAAAATATAATTCCGGGTAATACCATTGATAACAATATTGGTTGCAACATCACCCGAGTCGGCAGCAATTTTTTGACGGAAGGTTGCCAGATCACCAATAATATCAGCTTCCGGATCAGCCCAAGAAATGGCGGTTTTGACCTTGTGATCAGCCGGAATATTGTAATCAACTGTAAGTTTAATATCAGACTGATCTATGGTTATTTTCCCGTTCATCAATGCCTGCCAGCATGCGTATTCATAAATTCTATGCAGGGCAGCAACAAGATCAACTTGCTCACGCTGAATCTTGTCGGCGTCTCCGCGTTCAGTGGCATTATCCAGCTTAGAGATTTTGGCAAGCAGATCACCATGAAGGGTTTTATACAAAGCTGCATTAAGAACCATTGAGGTTCGGGGAAATTCGGTTAAAAGTTCAACGCTTTTAGCCGGCGCATTAGGAGCCTTAAACCCTTCAGCAATATTACGGCTGTAATTTACTTCATTCCATTTCGCAGAATCTCCTGGGAGATCAACCCGGTTAGTGTAATATCCGAATCTCTTGAGTCCCGGAAGTATAGCTGCCTGAGTGAAATTTTCAACGGATTTCGTTAGAAATTCGATGGAAAAGATTTCGGCAAAAGTGGTCATGTTTTTATTTGAATCCTTTCATTGCCATTAAGATTTTACATCATTCAGCCAACAAACTTTTGCGGCTAAATCAGTTTTGGCATTCGCGTCAATTCCAGAGGTAGAAGGAAGTTTTGCATAATCAATATGAGCGTTTCCCTCGACAATGGAAACAACCTGATCATAATCTGAAGGGTCAACCCCGGAAGCCAAGAATGCAACGGCAACTTCCCTACCATCGGATTTAGTGTCATCATATTTTACATATTTTCCGGTGGCAGTAACTTTTCCTAAAACAGTTCCGCTGACCATTGCAGCTTCTCCTGCCGGGATAGTTGCGCTTGCCATATGGCAGCTATCAGGATTTAAGAGCCAAGCCCCCACCCCGAAAGCCTGAGGGGTAATACTGGAAAGTCCTACGGGTTTATCAGACATTTATTTAATCTCCTGTTTTTTACCGAATATTTTATTCACGCCCTCAGAAGCAAGTTTATCTAATCTGGCTTCCCTTTCTTCAGGCGATTCAGATAAAGTTTTTCCGGTATCTGTTTTCGATAATTGCTTAAAAAGTTTTGTAACTTCATCCCCGCGTTTATCAAACATAGTGATAAAAGATTCTACCGGATCAACCTGAGTTTTGATTTCAGTTCCATCGGCAGCTTTAGAGAGAGTTATAATCTTACCCGATTCATCAAAATCACTCTCAACAATCTTTTTTAATCCTTCAGCTTCCACTGGAAGTATTTTTCCCTGAGCGGATAAAACATCAATTTTACTAAGCAGCTTGGTCTTTCTTTCTGCTAACTTTCCCGTTTCAATCGTTTTGGAAAGTTCAATGTTTTTTTGTTTCAATCGCTCATTTTCTTCCTGAATTTTTTTCATTTCTTCAGGGGTCATAGTTTGATCATCACCGCCTTTATCGGATTTATTGGAATATAAATCTTTGGATAAAAAATACATTTTTCCATTTTGAGATAAATAAACAGGCTCATTGAGAACCCCACCTAATGCTGGAAAGTTTGTAAAACTCAACTCAAATAAAACGGGTCCGAGCGATCCCTTCACCGGATGAATAAAATCATCAACCAAACCAGGTGAAACATAGGAAAATTTCTTATCTTCAACTATCAGTTTTTTTCCTTCCTCAGAGAAATTCGGAAGGGCTAAAAGAGTCAACATCCCTGATTCATCGGTTGAAAGTTTTATATCTGTAACCTGACCGTAAGAACCAAGCCCCCTGTTATGCTCGAGCAAAATAGAAGTTTTTATATCCGTCTCAAATTTTTTGAAATTATCATAGAGGGACTGAATATAATTTTTAGAAAATTCTATCACCCCATATTTATCGGTTTTAAATTTTCCCTCTCTCAATACTTCAATCCAGCCTGAATTATCAGACTTTGAGAGTGTTATATATTCCGGGTAATGAAAATTTATAACTTGGTCAGAATTATTGACGTTTTTAACATATTCCCCCTGATCGTTTAGAAAATACCCAATTTCAGCCCATGCAGCGGATTCAGCTTTTTTATCATCTAAAAATTTATCCACCCAATAATTAAAATAATTCATCCATGATTCGGATTGATAAAGAGTAAGTGCTTGAACCTCATTAGGTAATTCATCGATTTTGGTAAATTTCATATCAACCTCAAATTTTTAATTAACTCTGTTATATCAGATTGCATCATAAAAAATCAAAATATTATTTTCTAATATTTTTTTAAAAAAGTATTCTAAAAAATAATATAGAGTATCAATACACTAAAGATAGAGTATCTATACTCTATCGTAAAGGCTTTATATTCTTTACTTATTCTTTACTTATTCTTTACTTATTGCAGTGTGGGTATCTATACCCTATTTATACAGTATTGATAGAGTATCTATAGAGTATTTAAGTTTAATAATTTAAATATTATAAGTAAATTTTATTATCTAAGATCTAGATATAAGAATAGGGTATAGATAGACTATCCATACCCTATTAATAAGATTTTTTAGAAAGATTTGTGGTCTAAAAGGTCATCTGTGGGGCGAATATAGTTCGGTTTTCGGTTAACCGCCAGCATAGATTTCCGTAAATAAAACATTATACAGCGGCATCCTTCATGGAAATCTGGCTGCATTTCTCCCCAGTCTGGATTGTTTACAGATATGATTTGCCGGTCTAAATATTTACATAATGGACAGGTTGAACTATCAATTATTGCTGAATATTGCCCGGCAACTATTGGATCATCACCACCATTTTTCTCAACAAAATATTCAACATCTGACCGACCTAGATTTACAAAAATACCTGACTGAGTTAATGCCTGATTTTTAATATAGCCGGTTGCCCAATCAGATATTGCGGTAATAGCTTTGTTGATGATCTGAAGATTTGACATTGATTTCTGATAACTCATTTGCGCTGATAATTGTGCTTTTTTGGTCATGATATTAAAAGCGTCTTGAGTTAGAGTATCGGAAATACCTATGATATTAGACCTTGATTCATTAGGTATTGATGTTAATTTAACACCCAGTTCATTCTGCGCCCCGGTAAATCCGAGCTGATAGCAATCAGTCAGAAATCCTTTTATAACTGACTCCCATTTACCAGAGTATTTTATTTTAAGATTTTGAATCTCCTTTGTTGGATTACTGGTATCCAACCCTTTTTCAAGGTCTTTTTTGATTGCCGGGATAATATCATCATCTAAGATTTTTAAAAGTTCTGTTTGTAAATTTTGTTCCGCAGAATCCCATGAGTTAGATAAGTTTATTATCCCCTGTTTTCCTAAAGCCTTGTCTTCAACCCAGGTTAAATCCCTATGCCAGATAAAATCATTTTTAGATAAGGTCTTATCAGGTTCAATTTTCCCTTTTACGGGGATATTGTTTTTATCCGCTGGATTATCCAGCTCACCATCACTTTTATCAGCCACAAGCATATTTACAGGGTCTGGCTGTTTATCTTCATTTTCTTCAAGGGGAATACCAAATAGGTTAGATAAATATTTTAAATCAACTTTGATTGATTTATTTTGAACCAATGATTTAAGGACATCGGATAAAACCGCCTTTTGTTCAGCGGTCATACCCTCAGCCTCGATGGTAACTTTTGGCGCGTTAACTCCATAATTGAAATCGACCAGCCATTTTATAAGGGTATTCTCAATTGTCTGATAAAGGTCTGTCTGTATAGCCTGCAATAAATTAAAATACATTTCCTCATGGGTTTGAGCCAATGAATAGGAACCAGACCCAGTTATATCTTGTGTCAAAACCCGTTCAGGGATCAGCATGGATCTTAATATCATGGTTTCAAAATGGTTTAAGGCAGCTAAAAATTTATCACTTGCCTGCTTACTATCTTCCATCATAAAAATATCCATCATCGGGACATAACCTTTATCGTCTGAGGGCATGGCAGGTAATGTAACGGCGCAACCATCCGAGATTGACAGCATAGCCTTTTGACACTCAGCCATCATATTTATATCATTCCCAGCTGAATCTTTTTGAGGTGTAGCATTGGCAAACCCTTTCATCCAGGGCAGACCTTGCCGCTCAAAATATCTAAGCATTGATTGGACAAGAATGATTGAATGATACCACCATTCATAGACGGGGATTAAAATTGATTCTCCGTTGAGATTATCCCAGTAGCCATCAAACGTATTATGGAATGCCTTCGGACCAGAAAGCAAAATATTACTGGTAGAATCATTTATCCTTGAAAGTTGTATATAACCGAATTCATCATATTCAGGTTTGTAATCGGATGGGTATAATTCCTTTACCGAATCAATAATAAAAGCATTTTTGCTTATCTTCATATCATCTACATCGAAACTATAATCTACAACATTTTTCCATATAATTTCATGGGGGGAGCGCCCATAATCCAATGATAAAAGTGATGTTTTTATCAGGTTCATCCAGATCGGATCAAAAACTGATTTTATAAAACTCTGAATTTCAGGATCAGTGCATTTAAAACTTACTTTACTTCCAATGATAGGATATTTCAGAAAGGATAGTCCAAACTTTACCATCCCGTTTTTTCTCATTTTGGATATAATTCTATCATCTAAATTATCAACCGATGATACATATTTACCGCCTGTCAATGAATCAGGGGAAGCGAAATAAAAACTGGAATAACCAGCATTTCTGAGCTGATCAGTTACTCTGCCGATTGGCGGTTTACTCCCATTACCTGGCTGGGAAAGATTCTTTTTACCTGACATAAATTCTCCTATCAATCTATCAATTTTTATCTTCTTTCAGCTGCCATAATCTTACTGGCAACTATTGTCTTAGGTCTAAAAAATTTCAGCATTAATGCGTCAGCTCTATCCGGTGATTTGCCAATCCTTTTTTTCATATCTTCTTTAGATTCCATGATTATTTTTCCGTTGGAATGAAATTTATATTTAATAACCGTTAGCTGACTTATCAATTCTTGATCATCTCCGGATAGGCTTATTAAATCATATTCATCAAATCTTTCACCATTTTTAACATATTTATAAGTATTTTCAAACCGTTCTCTGAGATTCCAGTATAACTCGGCTCTGAGATTATAAAACCGCTCATGATCATTTGCAGCCATGGAAACATTAACCCCATTAATCCCATGAATAGATTTTGACTGATCATAAACTCCAGCTCCCACCCCAATAATATCAATATTGGAATGGATCGCATTTAATTGTTTATGCTTATTTTTTATCCATCCGGCATTTTCATTAGTATCAATACCGAATTTCCCTTCTATTCCCTCAATACAAGATCCCCTGCCATAAACTATTACCGATTCATCATCCCCGTATCTGGCAACATCATGACCAATTGTATTTCTCCAATCGGATTTTGGTTTAAAAGCATTTATAGCCGTTTCAACCCAATCTAAAGTAATGAGATTATCCGAGCCTGATTTAATAAAATCTGCTTTAACACGGGCTGTGAAAATTGGTGAATCTTCACCATATCCAAGTTTATCCTTGATGGATTCCGCTGTTACCTGTGGGGTTAAAGGGTTAGGTATCCATGAGCCTGATTTATCTTTTACAGCGGATGGGAATGAAAAGCATTTCCAGTTTTTTCTGAAGGTAGTAAATATCTTGTGAAAAAATCCTTGTTCATAACCTGGAACTGAGCAAAAGAGCCATTTATTTTCTTTTCCGGTCAAAGCTCCTGTGATAGCATCGCAAATTTCATCCTTTACTCCCTTGCCTTCATCTGTGATATATAACAGATGGTCGGCATGGAAGCCCTCAGCTCTCGCTGGATCTGAGGCTGTAAATCCCAAAGTAAACCAATCTTCAATATGATTGCCCTTGCCATCTAACATATATGCTGAATTGCTTAGCAGGTCAATATTATCCCTGAAATCAAAATTCCGAAACCATCTGGAATATTCTGACCAAAAAATATCGACCTGCCGGGCAACCCCTGCGGTCATAGGGACTTTAGCGGAAGGTCTTGTTGACATAAACCAGATGGCGGAAAAACATTCAAAAGCCGTTTTTCCAATACCATTACCGGCTTTTAATGCTATTCTGTCGTATTCAGCTAAAGCGTTTAATACATCACATTGCCAAGGCTGGGGCGTAACATGGATAAAATCCTGAACAAAATCTACCGGGTTATCAATATAATGGCTGTAAACTTTACTTACTGTCCTATTTTGATTTTTTTTCATCATGCGCTTTAAGAATCAGATCAGCCAAAGACAGCCCCTTTATATTATTATCGATCTCCTGCCGGTCTGCCCAATTTTCGCGATCCCTATTTTTAAGCCAGAATATACAGGCGGTAACATCCGGGGAAACATGTTTTTTTGTAATCTCTTGTCTTACCTTCTCAATTTTTCCTGAGCGGTCTTGAATGACTTTCAATTCCTCATACTCATAGCCTAAAGCCCGTTTATAGAGTGATTCGACTACTTTTTTATCAGCCTCTTTTTTCCCTGCGCTTAACGATTCAAAAAATTCAGGGTGCGCCTGTTTCCATTTATCAACGCATTCAGCCGAAACCCCTAAAACATGGGAAATATCTTTATCTGTTAATCCCACCTCATATAATTTTTGAATCTTGGTCAGGTCAATCTTATACTTAAATTCTTTTGTTTTGTATTTACCTATTTTGGGTCTGACCCTCTTTTTTTTGATATCTGTCATTTTTTATATTCCTCACTGATAATCTTAGGGACAGCATTTTTCCAATTAATTTTATGATGGATTCGGCGCTGTGTAGTCCCCATCATCCGAATTTTAACACAAGATGGATTATACATGACTGTGTAAAAAGATTTTATATAGGTTCCAGAATCTAAATAGGTTCCGGTCATTCCCCCTGATTGCTCTTGTGTCTGCCTTTGGACAATTGATATATACAAAATAGAAAAAAAGACAAATCCTTTATTCCCTAATTTTATATAGGTGTTTACATCTTCATTGATTCTCCCAATGAATTTAAAAGGTCTTTTTGTTGAGCAAAAAAAGGAATTCATTGCCTTCCGTCTTGGTATTCTTTTGTATGAAGTTGTCCCGGAAGCCCCACCCATATAATCCCCACCCTGTGCAAACGCTATACTGGAAACATTTATTTTTTTGTAATAATTCAGCGTAAGTTTAAAAACATCATCTAAACTCTTTACATCTTTTGCCCCGAAAATGAATCCTTTTTTATATTTATACTCAAACGACTGATAGTCGTCATCCAATTCAATAAAATATTCATACCCTAAACTCTCAGCAATATCAAAACAGGCATTACGGGCGTAAATGATTGTCCTTCTGTCCTTGAAATTATCTCCCTGATCAAACTTTTTAACTATCGCTGACTTGGAAAATTTAATGACATGATCACCATATTTTTTTATATATTCATCACCTGTTTTATCTTCATCATCAATAATCAGATAAATCTCTCCGGTATAACCGCGATCCCTTAGAGTCTGATATGTCGTAACCCTGTCAGGTCTGCCATGAGTGAGGATAAAAACAATATAATCCCATTTCTTTTTATTCATTTGGATAATCCTTTTCAGCCAGATCAAGGATATCATTTGTAAGTTCTACATATCCAGCTTCAATTGCCTTGTCGTAATCAATAATGACCAGTGCCTGATCTTCCATAAGCCCCTGTAATTCTTTCCCAGCATGGGCATAATATTCAGCAATACTGGCAAAATCTAAAACGATATGCCTGGTAGCCGCCAGTTTTAAAAAGTTCTTAATATCTTCTGGAAGCCCAGAAGATTCAATCCTTTTTATTATCTGTAAATATTTATTGTCATCATATAAATCAGCCAGATCAGGATTTTCTCCTGTAATCTCATAAACAGGAGTATTGATTTTTGTCGTATAAGGCTGATCTCCTGAGCGCAGATGATCCATAAACTCTTTCAAACTTTTAGAATCATAACCGGTTAAGCTCATGTTTAAACCAGTTTCCTGAAGTTGTTTCATCAACTCTTTCAATTTGGATTGATTCATATTAGCCAGTTCCGCAATCCGGTTATCTGCTATTAGATCGGCTGTTTCAAGCTCAGGAGAATCATAATCTTGAAAATCTACTGGTATTAGTTCTACCCCCAGCTCTTTGAGAGCTTCGAGCCTTCCATGACCGCGGACAACCAATCCTGATAAATTTGAAACGGTTACAGGACAGCGAATCCCTGTTTCCCTGATAATCTCAGCCAGCAATTTAATTTGTCTTTGAGAATGACCATTAGGATTTTCCGGATTAGGTTTTATCTTAGATACAGGAATTAATTTGTCATAAGCGCATTGAATTTTTATACTACTTTTATTTTTCGGCATTATCTATTATCTCCCTTGCCTTTTTAAGGGCTTGAAATATTATCAACCTTGGAATAGATCTAAAACTTGTTTTATTTATAACCTCACTCAGATATTCATAATTGTCTTCATTTATATAAATTGATGAATGATAATAGTTACCGCTTGTTTTAAAGATAAAATTCTCAAAGCCGGTAAATGATCCTTCCCTGCATTTTTCTACCGCAGAATCTACCATGAATGAGCTTATTTTTTTCCTTCCCATTAGTTCCATGGCAGTTTTTAGAATACAATAATTTTCGCGACTCATATAAACGCTGACAATATTTTTTTGTTCATCTAGTTTTGGATATTTTATTAGCGAGAGATTATGGGTATCAGTGGGAGAGTTAAAATCCCATTGGCTTAAAATAGCTTTTCCCTTCTCTGTAACTTGGAATTCATACCATTTAGCCTTAGAATCATCATCAAATTTCAGATCATTTTGTATTTCTTTTTTTTCTATCAGACTATTAAATAGCATAGTATTAATCGTCTTGTTTTTTATTATTATTGGTCTTCCGTTGCCAATATTGATTAATTCGCAATCATCTTTTCCTAAAGATGTTGATTGCAGTAACTGGCAGCCGTTCAACATTGCCTGAATGATTCTAAAATGCTTATCGAATAATGGCTTTATCTGCATTTAAACCCCTTAGAGTTTTAGCATTGGTTCGGTAATGAATGTTGCGGTCATATCTGCAACCTGTAAAAATCCTATCAGCCTTGATTGAGTATGAGCCAGTGCCATATCACTTGATAAAGCAAATTCTTTCGAGCCTTCAGTATAGCCTGCCATATGCCAGATTATAGATAAAGCCTCGTCATTTGTAAGGTCAGTAATATATTTTTGTAATAGAAAGACAGACTTTGCTCCATGCCCAAGGGGAAGTCTTTTTTCATCCATCATATAAACTTGATATGCTTCCCATTTTCCAGTTTTTTCATCTTTCCTATTTCTTGTGCCTGTCCTATACATATCGAATTTACATAGATCATGGAATAAAGAGATTAACAAGGCTGATCTGTAAAGCTCTTGTTCATCCTTCAGTCCATATACATCGGATAATATTTCCATTGAGTTATAAACTCCTATTGAATGGGCAACTAAACCACCTGGTATGTTTAAATGATACTGGATTGAAGCCGGTTGATTTGGAAAATCTGTTTTTTCCAGATATTCGAGTAATGCCTTTATCTGTTTGAATCTGTGATGATCTTCTGGATAAATCCCCAGGGCTAACATTTTGAAACTTTCAAATCCTAAACTTTTTTCCATTTTGATTTTTCCTCACTCAATCTTGAGATTGTGCCTAATATTCTGGCGTTTATTGATTGAAGTTCTTCTATAGCCTTAACTTCCAGACTATTCTTAAGATCACAGAACCTGTAATAATCATTTACGTTTTCTATCCCAAATTCAACCAGCAACTTCTTAAACTGAGATAGGCTTATATTTTCATTTTCCAGCCTTTTATTGGCTGTCCTTAATTCCTGACAATATGTATTTAACGCTTTTTTAATCTTCCCTGAAACAGCATGACCTAATAACCTATGATCATTACGTTCAGCCAGCAATCGTTTATAAAATTCATATTTACCTTCATTTTGAAATTGATTCTTTGATTCTACAACCCGACTCATTAAGATATATTGATATAAAGATTCTGGAATATTATTAGTCCTACGGGCAGCTTGCTTCTTTTTAATCAGCCTTGTCCCTTTTGATGTAACCCAATATAAACCGGCTTCGGATGGCAGCTCATTTACATCTATTAACCCATTAGGACAAACAAAATAAAATTCATGGCAATAATCAAGATAATTCTGCCATTTTTTATCATTGAGGAAATCACTACGGGAAACTTTTATCTCATATCCTTTTATGACCATTTGAGACCATGACCTGGGCATAGCCCAATAATCAAGACGATAATGATTATTCATCCAGGTTGTCCCGGTCTTGACCTCTGATAGGGAGAAATCATCTTTATGCTTTTGTTTTAGAAGTTCAATAATTTGTTTTGAATTTATCATCTGTTTTTTCTTTCATCTAATATTTCCTTTTCCATTTTATCGCTTTTCCAAGTGTCTCTTATTTCCATAATAGAGTCCCTGTTTTTTGCTATATTTTGGAGAAGATTATAAACAGGCTTATCCTCAGAAAACCAGTTAGATTTTTCATATAAATCAAGCCTTACCCGCTGCCTATTTGCGTCAAAAATCTCATTTGCTCTTTTCTCTATTATGTCCTGTATTTTTGAAAAAATAGCAAATATTATAAATAGACAGATTGTAAAGATAATGATAAAAGAACTGATTGCCCCAATAATAGTTAGGAAAATATTCATTTGCTCACCTCAATATTTCAAGAATTCTTTCGAGTTTATTTATATCAAGATCCTGTGAATAAATATCATTCAGTTTTTTAATAATTAACATCCGTTTTTTTAAACATTTATTTAAATTAATTATTGTCTCAACTTCTTTACACATTGGGACTATCCGGTAGGAATACCAGTCTCCATCGTGCATGATACCATTGGAATCAAAAGATCTATTATTAGATAATTTTATATTCCCCCTTTTTGATTTAGATATTACTGTTTCAGAGGAAACAGTTGGATATTTAGTGTTGTCGTCAATAACATAAACCTGATCACCAGGCATTAAATTTTTAAGCCAGTCAATCCTGTCCATTTATAATATCTCCTATGCCTTAAAATTTTTCCAAAATATGGCTTTCCGCTTTATATCACGGCGCCTAAATTCCTTTTTGATTATTTTATAAATATTAGTTTCAGCTTGATCTTTGCTGCATACCGAGAAATAAAAAACATCAAACTCTTTATTATGGTTTGCATGTAGTATCCGGCTAGGATCAGCATTTTTATCGACAATAATATTGATGATTTTCCTATTATTAATTTTTCGGCTGAAGTGGTCGGCTATTCTAATAGATAATATCATTTCTGAATTTTTTTCAAAAACCTGATATTGTCTATAAATTGACCCTGTTTTTGATTCGAGAGAATCTACTAATTTTATTCTCATTTTTCTCCCTTATTAAAATGGCAAATCTTCTTGAATTTTATGTTTTCCAATTATTTCTTTTAGGGGAAAATACGCTCCAACTCCAAAGACAATATTATCAAGCAAAATATCATATATAGGGAAGCTATCAGCGGCAGCCACTACTACACATTTACCCCTAATAGTAATAGCCTCTAAAAGCTCCCCTCTGGTTATTGACAAATCTAAATCTTTAACTATAAAAAGATAGCGTTTCTTTTCCGGGTCTCCTGGATGATAACAAAACACAATATTATAGATTTTCAATTTACCCAACTTTCCATATCAGATTTGAAATCTTCCCAGCATATAAAACAGATTGTTTTATCTATTAACTTATGCCAGTTATTTTTATTCATAAATTCTTCCATTTCATCTTGGCTTTTAAACTCATATTCTTTAGCGCATGAGTAACAGGTTAAAATTTTTACATCATCCATTATTCTGATCCTCGATTAAAACAGAGAAGCCTTTTAGTATTTTTGTTAATATCCCATGTGCCGGGACTGCATAAACTCTTTTATTAGGTGGGTATTTACGATGATCTAGCCCGTTATCAAGTTCAGCTTCCTCACGTGAGAAATAGACAGCCTCAGTTCTCCATGTCTCCCAATATTCGCTTTCCTCTAATTGCTCAATGCTGTCATAATCTCCATCAATTTGATTTTCGCAATCATGATCATGATCACCACAGCAATCATAATCTTCATTTCTAGGATAAAGTTCTCTCACCTGATAAAGAAATATAGGATTTTCGAGGGCTTCTTCCCATTGGACATCTTTTCTCTTTCTTATTGGAAAATTCATTTTTTATATCCTTCCCCTTCCGCAATGCTTTTTATTTTTACCGGTTTCAATTTTAACTTCAATCATTGTTTTAATTGTTTTCATATTAAGCCTTTTTACCCCCATGCCTATATGGTCTTGTTTTGTTGTATTCATGCTTCTCTTTAATGATTTCCATTAAATCATGGTCTAAATATTTAGCATAGGCAAAACATCCGATTATTGATCTTGTTAAAATCTCAGATATTTTACCTATCATCACAAGATTGTTTTTCTCAGCCCTGTAAATCTCTAAAGATTTTGAAACATTAAAATGTAAACAGCAAATATGATTTAAAAATATTTCTTTTTTATATATATCAAATTGATTTATTTCTAAAAGACATTCCAAAAATTTTGAAAATAGATTTTTATAATCTAATGTTTCCATATACGTTTCAATATTTATTTGATAATGACCAAATAAATCCATTATCCTAATCACATAATCAGCCATTTCAACTAAATAACCTTCCGGCTTATTATCTTTATAATAGACAGCCATAATATTAGATTGTTCAGCTTCAAAAGCCTCTGAAATCTCTGAATGAAGTAATACTAATAATTCTGGAAGTTCTCTATTTTTATTCCACCAACCGTGATCAATTGCTGTTTGATGTATTTCATCTTGTAGTTTTTTTAATTCCTCAATATTCATTATTATTTTTCCTCTCTTTGGTTCTGGTTTATGAAACAGATTAATTCAACTAAACAATTTAAAATAGTTTTGCATTCAAAATTTACAGATATTTTTTTACCATCTTTTACATGTCTGTATTTTAGAATAAAACCCCTTGATCCATCTCTGAAACAAGTTTTAATTTCCAACCTTAAATATTGACGCAAGCCTAACAGATCAATCAGGTCTTGCTGGGTAAAAAATCTAGGTTGAATCTGATCGTTATAGCTGCAATGATGAATCCGGTAAAAATCACTATTGGACATTCTAAAAACATCACCATTAGGGCGAATATATAAGGTAGATTCAAATTCTGTTTTCTTCTGAGGTAATCCTAATTCTTTTAATTTTAACGCTTCTCTATAGTTAGTCCCTTCTATCATAAAATTCATTTTAGTTTCCATGATTTTCTTATCCACGAAATACCCCTTTAGCCTCTTTTTTATAAATTTCATATAAATCAGATTTTTTAAATTTTTCGTTGGCTTGTATTACCTGATTTATAAAAAGATCGTTCCTTTCTCCGCTAAACTGTGAATTCCAGTCATTAACGGAATAAAAATAATTACAGCTAACCCTGATATGTGGATTTTTAACGCACCTGTTAAAACATCCTATTTGGTTTTCTTCTGCCTTATATTGGACTGGACCGCAACAATATGGGCAAGGTATTGGTTTTATCAACTGAAGTTTTTCTGTATAGGCATTCCAGTTACGGGAAGCCCATTGAATAGTTGAGCTGCTAACATGGAATCCCCTATCATTGGGACAGCTAAAATAATAGGTAGGAATAAATTTGTTTTTTGTGTCAATCAATGAGTAAATTATTGGAAGATCAAGACAATGGTTGCATCTTTTTATTTTTAATTTTTTAAAATCTACTGAATTGGAAATATCAATCAACATTTTTTTATCTCCCTTTTTATTTTTTAAATCTATTTTCCCCAACTTCCCAGCCGGGTATCAGAAATCTTAAAGCCTTATTCACTTTGAACCAGTCAGAATCAATAACCCTGATTTTAATATCTGGATAATATTTAGCCATCCGTTTTAGTTTTGTCTGGCTTTTAGAGTCCATGAAACCCTTTACCTCATGGTATTCTATTGAACCATTTTTATTTATAATTTTGAAATCGGGAAGATAGGATCGAACCCCTCTTTTAATTGCCTCAAACCAGAATGTTTCCGGCTCATAAAGCCAATCAGATATCTTATTTTTTTCTCTCAAGAAATCTAAATATCTGGCATAGTTTTTCTCATAAAGGGACTTGAAATAATATTTTTTTTCAATCCCATCTTCACCAACTCCGAAGGATAACCAACCCTTGTTATCCGATGTGTTGAACCATTTAGGCATTAAAGATCTTCCTGATCTTCTGATTCAATTCCTTCTGATTCAGGTTCAATGTCTTTTGCTTCTACTGAAGCCCAGGGATTTAGGTAATGATAATCAGATTTTTTATCAGCTTCCTTAGTATATTTCAATTTAATTTCTTCTGGAATTTCAGTCTTAGTAACTGTTTTAGTGGTGATAAATGCCACCATTTCTCCAACCTGAATACGGGCATTATCACCCGGATTGGCTGGTTCATAAGGTCTGAGCTTCTTTTTTAAATCCTTTTTTATTTCAGCAATCTGTTTTTTAATGCTTGATAAAGGTTTTTCCAGATCACTCACTTTTTTTATCAGAAAAGCGACCTGGTCATCTATGATCTGATATTTATGAGTTCTGGTATCAGGGTCAAAAGAATAATCTTCTTTATACATTGGCTCTGATTTTTCAGCCTCAAATAATTCATTTTCTGCCTTAATCCTATCCCCGACTTTTTTCAATGTTTTAAAATCGGTTGAGACTGTCTTTCCATCTGGCGTTCTAATTTCAATTCGTTCATCATTTTTGGTCATTTTCTTCAATCTCCTTTAATATTTTTTGGGTTAATTTATAGATATAATTATCTATTTCAGGGCATGGTAAATAACTGTGTAAAGTGTCTGGTTTAAATTTTAGCGTTACATATCTTTTAATAACATCTGTAAAATCAGGTATTACAAGTCCGGTAACATTGTCTGTGGTATCATTCGGATTTTCAAATTTTAAAATCAGATCGCTATTTATCGCGGATTCCATTTTTATCCAACTTCCACCTGCATTGTTAAATAGATAAATCAATTCAGAGTCTGCCATTATCGCAAACTCAATATAACCTTTCTTACATTCATCCTGATCAATATAAATTGATTCTCTCCATCTGGTATTTAGTTCCGGAAGCATACTCATTTTTTTATCTCCCGATGATCAGGACCGACTACATTAAAAATTTCTGAAACTTCTACCAGCCTTGAATAAATCCTTGAATTACAAGATAGTTCCTTTTTATTTAAATTCGATGTTAAAAAAGTTGATTTCATGTAATTGTATCTATGATTTATCAGAGAATAAATTTGCTCGTTAACCCATTCTGAATCTTTTTGGGTTCCGTAATCATCAATGATTAGTATGTCAGCGTTTTTACAGGTATTAATAAGCTCATACCTGTCCTTATTTTCTATATTCCTGAGATAGTCAAAATAATCATTGAATGATATGTATTTTAGATTTATATTTATCAACCGCCGTAGAATTAGCTTGGCAATTATAACTGTGGCAGTGGTCTTTCCTGACCCAGTGTTTCCAAGTAAAACCAACCCGTTTTTTTTGTTCTTAATGTCGTATTGGGTTGAATAACTTTTTATGAGATTTACAATAGGATCATCCGGGGAATATAAATCTAAATTCAGGTCAATAAATCTCGGTGGGATATTCGATTTTAGAAGTCTAAAATTGATAGCCTTCTCATTGTTGCATTTGCATGGATGGTATAGCCCTAAACGGTAATCATCCCATACCATACCCTCACCATCACAATAAGGGCAAACGCTATCATCAATATTTGATTTATTACTGATAGTATTTTTAAGATCGAGTAATTTCTGTTTTAGTTCGGTCATTTGTGCTTCCCCACAAGTTTTCGTTAGCATATGATTTTTTCTGATTAGAATTTATTGAACTGAGTATTAAAATAAATCTGTCATCGCCCTTTCCAGTTTTTCCCCTCAATGCTGACGGAGCGGTAATCCTATCATTCCACCACCAACCTGAATCATTTTCCGCGATCTTGGCTATGACCTTATCTAAATCCGATAAGTTCCTTTTATCTGTGTCTATGATCCCGTGGAAATCATGCGCCCATGTTTGTAGATTGGGAGTTTTCAGGGAAGGGAATTTTGCAACTAATATTTCCTTAAATTTTTTAGCATAAATGAAATGCGTTGAATCTACAAGATATACCGGCTTTTTTTTAGTCTTCAGTTCTTCAATCTCAACATCTGGAATATCATCATGACTGATTTCAATTCCACCGGATTTTATTGATTTTAAAAGTATTTCCTTAAATTCTTTTGTTTTGATCAGCTCTAAATCCTTATTAAACCTAATAGCGACTTTTGGAGATCGAGAGTAATTGTTTTTAAGCCAATTGACTATAAATATTTCATTGTTTTCTTGCGAATATATAACCCTTTTTTTTGATTGAAAATATCTTATGGCTTCCTCAATTTCCGGGACTTTTAGTCCGGTATGAAATGAAACAGTGGTTAGAGATATTTCATAAATTCCAGTCTGTGTTGTCTCCGGATTGGTTATTAGGTAAATGTAAATCAATTTTTGTTCGGGAGTCAGTCCCTGAATGAATGTGTCTGTCCAAAATTTAGTTTGAAGTGTCCTATATAGAGCCATCTTCTTAGTCCCCTTTATTTACATTTGTTTCATTATAATACAGTTCAACAAATTAATTTTATAATTTTTTTAGATAATATGAGGGATGATCTAAAAATCATCCCTCAATTAAAAAGGGGTTAAAATAAGGTGGAATCATCTTCATGATCGATTGATTTTTTAATAGGAGTTCCATCAATTTTTTTTACCTCACCGCATTCAAGGTAAATCCCAACCTCACCGGATTCATCAACCCGTTCAGCCCAAATCTGAAAATCATTTTTTTCAGCAATTTCTTTAATTGCCTCAAGATGATCATTATCAAGTGAATTAGCGTCATCAATCCGCATGATCCTTAGATCTGGATTCAATGCTATTTTTACTGATACTGCAATCTGGATTTTCTGGGCAGTCGAACATTGCTCTAATGGAATCTCGTTAAAGGTAACCCCTGCGCTGGAAAATCCTAAACCACTCACAGGAAATTGAGTGTTGGAAACTAGATTATCTTTATATCCTACAATTTGTTTTTCTTTTTCGACCAAAGAATCCATTATTAGCTGGTCTTCTGCCAATTGCGAACGCAATGATTGTAATGTGATCCATTGGTCTGCTTTCTGATTTATTGAATCAGCATTATTGATTTTACTATCTATGTCAGTAAAATCAGGGTCAACCAAATCAACAATTTTTTCAAATTCATTAGAAATTTCTTTAGACATTAAAGATAAATCTTTATCTTGCCTGCTAGCTTCATCTTTAAGAATTGACAATTCATTTTGCAGTTTTTCTATAGAAATATTAAGTTCTTGCAGTTTTTTTTCATTTGCTTCATAAGCGACTTTTTTTAGTTTCAAAATATCACGCTTAGCATTGTTATCGCTAACGATTTCTGCCAATTTTCTACGATCGTTGAATAATCCGGATACTGAAATCTTTTCCGTTGGCTCAACTTCACCCATAAGCTCTATTGATTTTTTACGCAGATCAATAGATTTCCTTATTTCCTGCTGATCCCGTTTTATTTTTTGAAATGCCTGATTAATAATTTCAATCGGATTGTCAGTTTCAATATTGGATTCAGATATTGATTCCAGATATTTTTTATCAGGGTTGAAATTGGTTATTTTTAACAAAGTCCCAACCTGATCTTTTTTGTCTTGCCTGAGAAATTCCAATGGATCAAAGGTGTAATTACCCCAAAGTTCATCGAGGATTTTCTGAGGTGTTGCATACTTCCCCCGTTCACCGGTAACGGTCAGATAGCTTCCCTTCTCTGTGATTTTCCGAGAGACTACCAGTCCATTAGATAGAGTTATTTCTATCTCGGCGGTTTTCTGCCCGGAATGAATCGGCATTTCCGGTATGTCCTTTTGACCGCCAAGCGCATACCATATTGAATCAATCAGAGAAGATTTGCCTGAAGCATTTTTTCCGGTTACCTGGATTAAAGGGTTTTCCCCTAAGTTGTCCAGTTCGACAACTTTAATATTCTTGATATTTCTAACCAGTAGCTGAATTATTTTTACGTTTTTATTTTCCATTGATTTTTTCCTTTTTTAAAATAAGGGTAAAGACTGGACTATATAAGCCCAGGCATATCATCGCTTTGTTCTTCGGCTAACAATGGGTCAATATCATCATTTGATTCAGTTTTGTGATCCGGTATAATCTCAACCTCAATATCTGGAAGATCAGTTTCGGGTAGATTATCCAAAATGTATTGTTCCATTCTGTCCAAAATCTCTATCGCCCATTTGTCCTGATTAATTTCATTGATTGACTTCGCAATGTAAATTTTACCGTTTTTGGGAGATATTATTTTTGAAAATTCCTGATAGATTTCAGCCTCGGTTTTGATGATATTCCGAGTCTTATAAATATCAATGATTTCCTTAACAGCATTGGGTATTTTGGTCTTTAATTCTTCCGATTCATCCTTGATAAACTCAGGAGTATCAACCGGCTTTTCATCATCAATAGGAGCCGGAATAACAGCATTAGCTGGTATCATAGGAGTAAACCCGGCAGCTGATTCTATCAGGTTAGTTGCGCCACCTCTTATTCTATTAATAAAAGACGGGTCAACCGTATTTAATAAAATCTTAGGGACAAAATGAACCTGTTTTTTTCCCTCGTGATGGGTTTCAACTTGTGTCATTTGTAGGTCAAGGACTATTGAAGAAAACCGACCGCATAATCCTTGAACGTAATTCAGCCCATCCATGATTGATTTCAGTTTCATGACTGACCCGGTATCAATCTGATAAACTCCCCCGTAATTGACCTCTGGAAGGATAACCAAAATATGACCGCGTAATGAGCAATCGCCATTGTTAAACTGTGGACAATTGTCATAACATTTTATTTTAGGATCAATGGTTTCCACTGGAACAAAATTAAAATTTTTATCCCTGCGATATGCCCTCACCCCGTCTCCATAACATTTAAGTCCTGCCCCCGAACCATACCATTTGAAGCTGTGAGGCATTAAAAGGCTGAGATTTTCAACGGGGAATAAAACCTTAATGGACTTTGGTTTTTCCCCGTATATTCTCTGAACCTCTGGCGGGCAAACAAAATAATCAGTTTCCGCTGGGTATTCCTTACCTTTGGCAGATAGCTTTTTAATCCCCAGCCGGATTTTTCCCAATCTTGGAAGCATCGGATCATTAAAAAGTCCTGGTATTTCATTGATTTTTTCTCTTGGTTTAATCATGTATTAAACCTCGCTTTCATTAATTTTCAAATTAGTATAAGTTTTTTTATAGAAGGCATTTTTATTAACTAACTCTTTATCGACCAGTTCCCGTTCCGTCTGTGTCAGGTTAACTGAATATTTTCCGCAAACAGCTTTTTTTAAGCCTAAATCTAACATCAAATTTTCAATTTCCAGTTTCATGAAATCAAGATCTTTCTCGAATTTTCTGGCTTGAGATTCAAGGCGGGATTTTTCAGCTTTTTGAATGAAATAATTATCAATCAGATCAAAGGCTTTTTTGTCTTCTATGACCTTCCCGGAATCTTGCAAAACTTCAAACTCTGTTTTCCGGTCTGTATTCTGGCATTGATTTTTATATCCGCAATATTGACAGCGCCAATTATCGGCTGGGTAAGGTCTTAATGGAAGCTTCTTAGATCCTGAATAGGTATCAACTTCATCCCATTTTTTTAAAATGTTATCTAGTATGCCAACCATATTATGATGGATCTCAACAATATCACGCTGGGAAGTGATAAGTTCATTTACCGATAAAGTGTCGGTTTTAAAATCATAACTTAAAAGATACTCCAAATAAGCAGAAGTATTTTTGTTCTTCATTAATAGGCAAGCCTTTTTAATCTCAGGGTTAAACTTATTCAGTCCGTTGATGTATATGGCGCATTGAGCTAAATAATCCCATGGTAATTCCGTTGGATCGCCTTTTGCATATCTTTCCCATGAATTACAATTTATCGCTTTATGCTCGAAAAGTATATCTTCACCCGTAGGAAGTGTCAGGATACCATCTATTGATCCTGAGACTTGTTGTCCCCGGATTGTCTGTATGCAATCAACTTTCATTTGTGAGCTGTGCAGTTTGATGATTGATTTATCAATCCAGTTTTTTGTCAGTTCCTCATGCCAGCTTGAATCATCAAAGACTAAAACAGCGCGCCCGGCTAGATCTTCTTGCGGAAATCCTAGGGACTGATAAACCATCTGGCGTAGGCAACGGGTATCATGACAATAGTCATGGGTAAAAGATGAGTTGCTCGGTCTGTGCCGATAAACGCTATTATTTCCTGCGTTGTTAGCAACTTGCTCTTTGTTATACTGTTTAGCAACCTGTAAAATCAGATCTGCAATCATTAAAATTTCCCCCTTGTTTCGACAATAATAATGGCAGAGATCAAAACCAGAATCAAAGCAATTAAAAAGGATACAGCCTTTAAAAATCTAGACTTTGGTTTTTCAAATCTACCAGATAATGGATTTAAGATCCATCTCGATTGATTATTTTGTTTTTTCATTATTGATTTTTTCCTCTTTCTCTATATGTAATCGAATAACCATGTTTACCCATTGATTAGGTTTCAGTCCAGTCGCTTTAAGTTTAGGAACAATTTCCGACTCCCAATAATCCTTGTTCACTCGGAGCCATATGTAATGATTTTTCTCAGGATTTATTATTTTGGGTCTCCCCGGCTTCCTCTTTTTTTTATCAGTCATTTTAATCACCCCCTTTATTTGTTTTATTTTATTATTATAATACAAAACTTTATAAAATAAATAAAAATAATTTATTTATTTTTTCTCGGATTTAAGCCAGATAATAAGATTTAACAATGACAATTCTAAAGATAATGAACTGAATTCTTTTACGTTCATCTGTATATGTGAATATACATCAATCTCACTATAATAATATTTTACTTTAAAGAATTTCTTACCATGATAAATAAACTTATCAATTCTTGTATGGTTAAACTGATCATCGGTTAATAAATTCCATAATAATTCAGTTTTTGATTTTTCATCTATAAATTCAATCCCATGTTTTTTTAATATCTTTAGACATTCATTATAATTAAGCATAAACCTTCTCCATTTTTTAATATTTATTTCCCGTCTGTTTCCAATATTTCTTTAATATCCTTTTAGCCAATTTCGCTTGGCGCTGGGTAAGGCTGGGCAACAATGCAAGTTCTTTTCCTATGCAGGTGTCAATTTTATTGAACCCCATATCATTTTTTATATTGGCATTGTCAAAATCAAGCCCTGCTAATAATCGCAAATCGGTCTGAATTTTGGAAATCAATTCAGGAGATAAATCCGGCTCACTGTCCCAATCTGTTTTTTTAGTCTTATGAAATTCCGATTCTTCAGCGTGATAAACAAAATCATCTTCATCCTTGGATGGTTCAGCCTGCATTTTTAGATCATTGGGGTTTATGCAGTCTAAAGCCCGTTCTATAATCTCCTGTTTTTTAATCAGCTGTTTAGAAATCTTAATATCTATTGAACCGTCTAAAACAAGATGATAAATATTTACAGCGTTTTTTTGACCTATCCTATGGCATCGATCTTCTGCCTGTATCATGTTTCCAGGCGTCCAATCCAATTCACCGAATATAACATTAGAAGCCTTGGTTAGTGTAAGTCCCACCCCGGCAGCCTGAATTGAACCGATAAAAACCTTCACGCTATCATCATTTTGAAATCTGTTAACTGATTTATTTCTATCTTCAAGATTCATTTCCCCGGTCAGTTTAACCGCCTGATCCGCAAATTCTTCTTGAAGTGAATTAATAACATCATGATGATGGGCAAATATAACGACCTTATCAGTTGACTCTAAAAGCTCATTTACATACTCAACCATCATCGGAACTTTTTTTATTGCAGTCTGGTATCTCAGTTTCGCCAGCATGGTAAAGCTGGCATTGATTTCTGAGCGCAATTTTTCAACCGCCGCCTTATAAGCTGAATCATCATCCGACAGCTTAGATATTTCAATTTCTGCCTTGATCTTGGTTATCAGCTCATGATTGAAGCATGAATTTTCTTCAGCTAATTCTTTTTTCAACTCTTTGGTTTCAACCGGGAGAATTACAACCGACCGGCGTTTTTCTGGCAGCTCTTTTAATACCTCAGATTTCAGCCTGCGGACATAATATCTTGATCGGATAATAAACTGCAATTCTTCCAGATTAGAAGCCCCGGAATCATCTATTCCATATTTAGTTTGCTTCCCATCACAATAACGCATAACAAACTTGAACCAGTTTCCAAACATATCCGGGTCAACTGATTTAAGCATTGTGTAAATCTCTTTAGGGCGGTTTAGTATTGGCGTTCCAGTCATAAAGATTTTTCTTTTACCAGGAATAGCCAGCCCTATCTTTGAGCGGATGGCTTTAGCTGATTTCATTTTGTGAGCTTCATCAAAGATGATTAAATCCCAAGCGTTAAGATTCAGATCATCCTTAAACTTGCTCAGAATATCATAGTTGATTATTTTAATCCCCTCAGTCTTGAGCTGATCCGGATTGCTGATAATATCTATCTGGTAGGGGTCTATAATCCATTTCTCAGCTTCAGACTGCCAGTTATATTTTAAGCTGGCTGGGCATACTACCAGAATGCGGTCTAAATCAGCTCTAAACAGGTTAATATAACCTAAACCTTGGATTGTCTTACCTAATCCCATTTCATCGCATAGCAGGCAATTAGGTCTCCCTGCCATGTATTCTATCCCTGCCCTCTGATATGGCAGATAGGCTAAACCTTCCGGAGCCGGGACTTGAAAATCAGATGATGATTTCATTGAATCTTCGATTGTTGTTTTTTCGGCGGTCTGAATAAGGTTCAATGACTCTAAAGCCGACCCGTTGAAAAATTCTTTTAGTTTTTCGGCAACCTGACTATTAGTTGTTTCCCAGCGTTTTTCTTTAACATTCCAGCGGAATCCAGCTTCTTTAGGTGTAAACCGTTCCTCGTAACTTGATATGCAGTAGAATAATCCTTGTTCATAACAGACTTGCATTGATTTTTTCTCCCCTCTTTAGTTTTGGCTATTCTCCCTGTCCAGAAAACAGGAATTTTTTAGAGCATCTTCTGGCATCCAGGAATTGAGATTTGCGATTCTTGTTTTTTGAGTAGCCAAGAAAATATCAGCCATTTTGGCAAGATGCTTACGATCCATATATCTTGCAACTCGGAAATTTGGAAATTGTGAGACTAAAATTATAAATCTACCGAATTTTTCGAGAGCTTCCAGGTCAATCAGGATAAAGGTTAAAATCTTCTCTGATTTGTCATCTTCTAAATTCTTAAAGTTGTATCTATCGGCAACTTTTGTTAGCAGAATCTCACCATATTCTGCCATTATTCCGATCAATGAAACCCCTTGAATTATTCTATCTTCCATTATTTTTTTCCATCCATCTATGGCATTTTCAAGATACATTTTGCAAAAATCAAAATCTCCCTGAATATCCCGGTCATCGTCTTCGTAGCGGATGATAAAAATATCTTGTTCTGTTTTCCTGATCTGGATAGCTTGACTGGATAATCTAGACAGCTCTAAAACTAGCTCTTTAAGGATTGAATAACCATAAAGATGATTTTTGATCTGTCCGACAGAATCAAACTGATAAATAGCAAGTTTTGGGTTTCCCTTATCTACTTGGTTTTTATAGACTCTGACAACCCCATAACTTCCATTTTTTCTTGAGTTAGTCTGTGCAACTCTGCCTGGATAGGCTTCTTTTAGTTTGTTGATAAGCTCTATTGATTTCCTGTTCAAGTAAATCATCTTTTATTCCCTTCTTTTAGATTTGATTTCCTGCAACCCTGAAGCCTTCCCCTTCAGGGTTTCGGGCAGTTATCGGCTGGCCTCATCGGGCAGGCTAAGAAAGATATCCATTAACGACATGTATAGCTTTTCGTTTTTCATGTCCATTATTAATTTCGATCTGAATAAGATTTTCCCTGATAAGATCCTTGGTTTGCCTGTAAATATATTCAACGCTAGCTTGATAATAAATGCTAACATCGA